GGCTTTTGGATGGTTGCCCATGTAAAATGCAGGAAAAAGGTTAGATGCAAACTCCGATTTTGTATGTCGGGGTGGCATATTGACAATAAGACGCTTTAATTCGCCTTTTGCAATACGGTTTAGCTTCTCTGCGTAGATACGGTGGTGTTTTCCTTCTATAAAATCAGGCCAAACAGTCTTGACAAACGATAAAAAATCATTTTGTGACTTTTCTTGCTTGTCTAACAGTGCATTTTTAAGAATATACTTTAAAGTTTGGGTATCAAGCGTCTCTAAATTGCTCATTTTTGCTCTTTTAAGTCATAAAAATAGTTTTCGTCGTCACCAGCAGTCCATTTTGACTTATTTTCAACAGAATAATACTCTGTTGACACTTTAAAATCAGGCTGCGTCGTTTCTGACGGCGTTAATGACTTATCATAGAATATAACACGGTTATTTGGCTGTGCTGCGTAATGACCGTTGTCCAATTCTAGTATGTTAAACGATTTATGCTCCTCTGGGACCTCAGAATAAGATGTGTTTAAGGTGTTACTGTCCGCATGGCAGTTGTCAATCGTAAACAAGTATTCACCATAGTACCATTTTTTTGAGGGCGCAAGGAATTTACATCTAACGCCGGAAAGCGAAGCTTTTTCTACAATAGTAAAGTGATAGCTAAACGCATCCCACAGTTCTAGTTCTTCTAAAGGAAGATCTTGATCAGTAGGGGCAGCAACAAAAGCACTAATAGGGAGCTTATCATATAGAGCACCATATTCCGGCAGATACGTTTCAAAGTAAAGTGCTCGACCTTGGATAGATTTACAGCTAACCCAAACACCTTCTACAAATTCTCCTTGTCCTTTTTTGTGATCATATAAATATTGTTTTTTAACAAACACCTTTATAGGTGGTAAGTTCGCAACTAAAAAAGCCATAAACGATTTAATTTTTTTAAAAATTTTTTATAACGTTTTTTACGAAGATTGTCACTCTCAAACTTGCCTCTACATAATTCAAAGCATGCTTACGCAAAAAGGGGGGGTTGGGGGTCGTTTAGGTCCCGGGCGCAAGTTATCCACAGGTTATACACAGCCACTAGATATAGTAGCTGTGTTGAGAATTAGCTGAGACTAACCAGCTAAACCTAGTCGCTTTAACAGGTAGCCAACATCACCTTGCATATGATGTAGCAACTGCATACGATTGTCTTTATCTTCTGCAATCCATTCAACAATAGAATTACATAGTACACCACTTATTAACTTCCAATCCAAGCTATCCTTACGAGGAACACTTGAGATGATAGATTCAAGATCGCCAACACTAGCTTGATCCTTGGCATACTCAACCACTTCAGTAAGTACAGGTGTAATATCTACACCCTTTACTGATTCTACTTTAACTACTTCTTTAGATTCATTAGTCATTTCTAATTCTCCTTTATTAACTAATTGATAATATAAAGCTATACATTACAAACCACATAATAGATACACCTATTATTAATGTTATGATATTCATTGTGGATAACTCTTTCCACTAATCTCAAACACAGTATTAGGATTGACATTAGCCCAACGTTGAAAACCCTCTTTAGCTCTACTATTAATCTTAAATACTAATACATAGTTAGGGTGTTCTGTTACTTGTTTCTCTTGGGTAAATCTATATCCAAGTTTACCTAGCACACCTAGTTTAATGTGTCCTATTTGTCCATTGTTCTTACGCCACTTACAGCTAAAGAAACCACGCTTAACAATATCTTTAAATTGATTCTTAGTCATATCTTTCTCTTTCTATTTATTAACCTACCACTATACATATTATACTAGCCATGTACATGTGACACGATGTCGCACCCGGGCAGATAACAAGTTGCGTGATGGCAGATGTGAAAGGATGAAGTTCAGCAACTCAGCGGGCGCCCCGGTGCATAAACGTGGGAGCTTTAGCTACTAGTTGTGTTGGTTGTTAGGGAGCTTGGGAGTTTTGAGGGCTTACAGATATAACTACCATGCCTCATCGAGTAATCAGTCTATGTTTCCATACTCTAGTTATCTAACTATTCTTATTATACCACACCAAGGTCGGTCGTCCAAGGACATTAACAAATATCTTGTGGATAACCCAATTCTTATACTGTGCAGTACCAAACCATGTCTTTCTATTATAATATATCATAACTCAGCAGTTCCCCGGCGCGCCCGGTGTAGTTAGTCAACAACCAACCAACATTATGCTGGTTGGTTGGTCCTGGAGTTTGGAGTTTGCAGCAGCTCCTGCTGCCTGGCAGCTACTGACCCAGCAGCACCTGCATCTCCTGCTGCAGCTACGCAGCTGTTTAGTATATTAGTATGTACCATGCCAAAAGGCAGAAAACTGCCAATTTTACAGGTATTAATAGCATTAGTCAGTCCATATTTACCTCTACTTTCTATCATTCTACCTTCAATATAGATCCAGAAGCGTGTGTTGTCAAGCCTCGCTTCAAAAAATAATGGCAGAAAACCAAGGAAAAATTTTTCAGGTTAACGGGATCGCGCCCGGGCGCCAGAGTAACCATATCCCCCTCATTTATAGGCGAGGGAGATATTCATTGGAGTTTGGGAGTTTACCTACTTTCAGTTGCTAAACACCTCGTACATCTTGTCCAATGTACTTCTGTTATCTGAATGTGCCTCATCGACTCTATCAGCATTTCGCTTCATTACAGGAACAACACTATCATAGTGCTGTGATATCTTTCGCAAGGTATCGTTCTGTTCTTCTAATGATTCGTTGATTCTATTTAACGCATCCACTATTGGATCGTATTTATCTTCTGGTAATACCATAATAACTCCTTTGTTTCTAATTCTAAGTCCTATTATATCAGAAAGTTATCCACATGTCAATGTCGAATGGCATCTCTGTTACCAGCCCTGGCGCAGCGGGCCCGGTACAACTGGCAGGAGGACATCAATTATAGTTTTTGGCGGTTTTGCTGGAGTTTGGGAGTTTGCGAGCTTCGGATTACCTGAATTAGCGCAGCGGGCGCCCGGGCTACTGGACCGGACCACAGTGCTTTGACCTTAGAGGTGTCTTTTTGACGGAGTTTGGGAGTTTGCGTGCCGTGAAAAACGTTTACGGTGCGTGCGTCTGGGTCGTATACCATAATAAATACAGGTGCACCAAGCATACTATGTTTGACATGCCATGCATTTTGTAAGGGTGAAATTAGTACCGTTTCGGTACCATTTTTATTACGTTTAAGCACCTTCAATTCAAGCGTAAAAAATCCTGTGTCTTTATGAAATACTACGCAATCTGGGAAACCAGGCGTAACGTAGGACTCAATACGTGACACAACAAAATTACCATCGTTTAAACATGTCTTTAAACTCTTCCAAAAGTTTGTTTCCGTCTTTGCGGTCATAACTTTTCTTACTCTTTTTGACTCTCTGATGATACTGGCGTGATGTCCTTAGGTCCTTCGCTATCGGATTTCTCTTCGACCGATAAGACTGTGTTGACTCCTTCTTTTTTGAATTCACCTGTTAATCCTAGCTCCTTTAATTGTCTTAGTACATCATCTCGAGACATATCATCAATAGATCCTGTTCTAATTTCTTTTCTCTCAACATACAATCCTGCAGCTTGTCCTCGTAACCGTTCTGCATTTATAGCAGCACTATGTGATTTGTCTTGTAGTGCCTTCTCACGTAGTCTTGCTAATTCTGTTACATGCTTATTCATTTCTACCTTGTGTGTTTCGTACAACTCATTTCTTTTTTTGTTCACTATTTGTACCACTTTAGGATATTTCTTTACATTCAATAACTCAGAAGCTGTTGTAGCAGCACGTTCAGGTTTATAGCCTGCTTGTCTTGCACATTCTGTTGGTGTTATCCTACCCTCGTTAGCAACATATATATCTACAAATATTCTTTGTCTATCTGTCAACCCATCAGCACCTCTTGGATGTTTTAGTGCCATATCACGAGTATTACGGATGGTATTACCGACCACCTTCTCTTCAATCTTCTTTAACTTACTGTTATATATATCTTTTTCACTCATTTTAACTCCAAAATACAATAATTTGACTCTTTACCCATGAACTCGTAATACCTTCGTAATACCTGGTATCCCTTATCCCATATAGAGAATTGGCAAAAGGTATTACGGTATTGGCAAATCCCGGTAAATAAAAAAATAAAAA